CACCCCTCAAATTTGATCCTAAATGATCTAAATCTTTTTGTTGGGTTTTTCGGACGTAACCTGTCATCATAACCTCTGTGATTTTCCTACATACATGCCTGACCACTCCAATGAACCAAAGGAGCATGGAAAGGCACTGTCGTTTACTATTTTAATTTCAACTTTGTCGTTTTGTGCAAACACGGGGAACTTAAATTCACCTGTATCTCTAGGCATCAAACCTGAAACGTTGTCTTCATCTGCAAGAATACGTGCGTTAAACAAGTGTTCAAACGTGTCATTATTCTTTGGTGTGACTTGTATCTTAAAGAACGCTGTGTCCATGTAGATCAAAGACATGTACCGAAGTTGCACACGGCCTTCTTGTATAGCAGCCTCACCTGTTGTTGTTTGCTCTCGAATGTACTGTGGAGAAAACTCATATTCGAAGGAATAAGGAACGCCGGCGTCTATTGTGAAAGAAGTAGCGTCTATTTCTGGTAGGTGATAAGTGTCGCCGCTTATCCGCTGTACATTAAGTTTTTGACCTTTCGGGTTTTCCATTTTGTAGAACTCTAGGGTCGCATCTGTACCATAAGGTAGGACAAACTCTGTTCTGTTATCTACAGCGTTCCATGTGATCGTCATTTGACTCTGATCAATTCTGTGATCGAGCAACGCTCTATCTACAGGTTTTGTATCTAGGAACATCTTATCTAAATACATTTGACCGCCTGTTTTATAGACGATGTATAAGAAGTCTTCGAGGAACTCAGCACCAACAATCGTTGTCTCAGGTCCAAAGTCCCAATGGGACCACGAAGTTTGAACCTTTTCGCCGCCGCTTGTGTACCATTTATAGACATACAGTTTACTAGGCTCTAAGGCTGATAGTTGAACCATAACGTCATCATAGGTAGACACAGCCTGTGTCCTGACTTCGTTAGGAATGTAGCTTGGGATTTGTACAGTTATCTCATCAGCGTCTACGGTTTTCAGTTCTTCATCGATATACAATTCCCTGACCGTTGAATTGGTCGCACCATCAGTAACAAAGAACACGATTGGACCAGAGGCTACAGGGGCCGTATATGGAGAACAGGCAAACTTAGTTGATGGAACAATACCAACCGACAGCGGCGATAACACGTTTTCTGACACAAGTTTAAACTGTTGGCTATCTGAGAATAGAACCAAAGTGTCAGAGAAGACTGCCGCGTGGTAGAGGTTGTTCACCCTACCTGTAATAGAGGCCACATCGATCCTGTCAGACGCAAAGACCTGCACAACGGTGCTTCGATACAGACTTTCTAGTTCGCCCACCGCCGACATAATCAAATTCTCTTCACTCAGGAAACCTAATCTGCCTTTAAACAAGAACATTGAGTTGATTTTCTTGTCAATAAAAGTGGGTGCTGGGTTCGTGTTGTCGTCCCCTACGCCCCGCTCTTGCCAAGTGTGCTGTTGGAACGTGAACGTACCATTAGCATTCCTTATGAGAACATGAGGCATTGTTGCGGGATCGAGCGTTTCCTTAGCATTATACCCTACTGTTTCAATCCAAACGTTGTTGTCGAACTCAACCCAATAGTCTTCAGTAGCTTCGTTAAGGTTACCCTTAATCTGTACAAGTCTACCCTGTTTTTCTTGTGGTGGTAGTTTATCGAATGACTGTATGCGGTCAGTAAAGGCTTCCATAGCGTTACCGCCGAACTGGTCGAGGACACGGATTTCTGCACCGGCTGGTACTGAGAATGTCAACGTGGGTCCAAAGGTTTGCGCATCAGTATAACCACGACTAATAGCATCAGCTTTTAGTTCTTCAGCAATGTCTGAAGTACCCTCCAAAGCTGTACCGGCAGTTGTGTTATCGTTTGTAGATGTTGTGGCTGCTAGAACATTGTTGATGTATACAGCATATGTTGTTGAGGCGACAGCGCGTTTTATGAAAACTGAGGCAGTTGCGCTAGGATCGTCGCGTGTTTCCGTTATAGCTTGTGTAGCTGTTGTCTTTTCTGTGTTAAGTACAAATGTGGTATCAGCGACAGTTACAAATCTGAGTTTTTGCCACATGTCAGAGGTAGGAAGATAGCTTTTACCGTTTGGGAAATTAACTGTTTTCTTAACACCATCTGTGTCAAATACTTCAAGATCGCCGCTCCCGCCGACTACGATGTAACGCTCCTCAAAGTCACGGTTGATTACGTGGATGGAAGTCGTGTCATCATTAGATACGTTAGTGTTTAGTGCGGAAACAAACTGTGTAGGTGGTCTTTTTTGCAGTCCAGCAACAACAGACGGGTAGGCGTTTATCATTTCTTCACCCGAAGTCCGTAGACGTTGGGGTGCCGGTTGCTGTGAAACACCACTAATTAAGTTTGAAACCGTAGTTGAAACTAGGGGCATAGTGTCACCTTTTAATAGGCTGTACGAACAAGGACGTTAGATACAGCCGTGTTTCCTGTAAGCATGTTGTTATCTTCTATTTCCATATTTTCAGCGAGAAGAGCGGCCCTTGCCATGTCTTCGTCGGCTGCGTTGAATGAGGAAATCGAACCGTTACCCATCACACGTTCTTGATAAATACGTGCAGAGCGAACAGCGATATACCGTCTTGCAATTTCTGGTAGTTCTTCAAAAGAAAGTGCAACAACGATGTCTACTTTAACACTTTCTGTAAATGTATACGTGTGGTTCACGCGGTCATACATGAGGCGACCACGGGCGACCAAATCCTTAGCTTTGTCGTCTTGCGTTGTATCAACATTCAACACGTTTGCAGGTAAAACTAAGTTGTCAGACACGTTAGGAATTAATGTGTAGCCAAGTTCTGTGTTCCAATAGAACCCGTGCGTTTGTGTTTCGCGGGTCACCTGACGGACCAAGTCTCTAGCAAGAGCGGCATCAACAGTGGTGTTACCCGTAATGGAACTCACTGGCGACTCGCCAATGTTCGCAAGGCATACGTTGACAGCTTCAAGTTCTGTCGTAGGGGTCAGTAGAGTTGCCATGAGTTTTCCCTTAAATGTAAAAAATGACCCCTCTAGGTTAACTAGAGAGGCCATCTAATTTTATACCGCTGCGCGGAGTTCGATGATGCACTCTGGGCGCAATACACCGTGACCGACAGCCATCTTAGATACAGCTAGTGTACCTTGACGACGAATGTCGTATTCCATTTCAGTAGCCATATCCATCAACTGAACTGTACCCAACGCTTGTTGCTGGATTACAAGTGCAGTTGTGTCTGTAGCGTCTACTGCGTATTTGGAGTTAAAGTCTGGGTATGCCGCCGCAGTTGTGTGATCGACTGCTAGGTTGTTAGATTTAACAATTTGCATACCTGCTACGCGCATGATTGTACCGTCTGAGTACGAACCGTTTTGACCGAAGTCACGGTTGATCAACTTGTCGTTCTGTACAAGTGCGTAGTATGTTGCTGGGTTAACGATGACATAGCGATCAGTTTCTGGAACGTTTGCTGCGTCAAGTGTCGCCGCCGCGTCATACATAGCAGTAACGATATCGGCTGTCGCAGGTGTTGTAGAACCTAGATTTTCAGACGCTGCGTTACCTTGACCTGCAACACCAGCACCTAGACCTGATGGGTCACGTGCAGCTTTAATTGCCATAGATAGCAAGTTGCGGTCATATGTTTGCGCTAGGGCTTGGCCCATTTGCTTTGAATATTCTGAGCGCACATCATAGTGGTTCTTGGCTTCATCGATGTTTGCGATAAATGTGTTCGCAATCAATAGATCATCGATTGTGATAACTTTCTCGCCGTGTTCGATGTTGTTACCAAGAATTTCGGCACCGGCTGTGTGGTACTCAGCAACTGTTTTACCGATTGCTGGGAACTGTGCAGACTTACCGTTATTGATGGCACGAATACGTGTTTTCTCTTTCATCACTGTAAGAGCGTTGAAAGTAGACATAACCTCGCCTGAGAAGACCTTCAGGAACAGAGCATCGGTTGCACCTGTTAAACCGGCCTGACCCAAGCGGGATGGGTTTGCATTAGACATTTTATTTCACCTTGGAAAAAGAGTTAGGTTGTTAGGGTTTTTCTAACGTCACCATTTGCTTTCTTTCCATTAAGGTTATCCCTCGTAAGGGGCCATAACGTAATAATTGCTTTGTTGAGTTAGATGAAAAAAAGAGAACACCCTTGGCCTAGAATGTTCATTTCGCCACCCACTAATAAGCGGCGTAGCGAGGGAGTCCGAAGACCCCCTACTTTTTCGCTCGGTTTTCTGAGCGATCCATGATTTTCAGATTTGATTTTGCGTTGTTCGTTGCGTTACCGTCTGAGTGATCAATGTCTTTCCCAGATAGCTTAGACTTACCATGTTTAGAGATCATCATACGACGAGCCTTGTTGCGTGAAACACGCTTCTTAACCTGTTCAGGGTCCTGATTTACTCATGATTTCTTCTTAATTTTCATGTTTTGTGGTTTTGCAGTTTTAGCTGCATCTTTGAAATTCTTCGCAGATGGTGCGCCTTTATCCCCTGCACTACGCATTTTTTCACCGGAGCCGTTAGCGATACGCTTACGCTTCTTGTGAATGTTTTCATATAATGACATTAGAGAATGCTAGACCTCGCAAGTTTTGCTTCGACCTGCGCTCGGAACGCTGGGTCTTTATCGTATTGTGGGTTTTGCATGTCTTGCATCAACTGGTTCACACTTTCGTATGAGCCGCTGCCGCCACCTTGCAAACTTCCAGATAGATTACGTGTAGGTTCGACACCTTCAGATGCATCGCGTCGAGCGGCGATTGCGCGAACTGCCATTCGGATAGCTTGGAAATCATTGCCATCCATGACGTTATTGAAATAATCAATTTCACCGTCTTCAAGGTTGTCAGCGGCCCAATCTGTTAAAGCAGAATAACCTTCTTGCCCACCTACTTCATTCATGATTTCGTTGCGTTGCGCATCAACCATGTTGAGTTGGCTGTCGATGTAGCTATCAACAATCTCTTTAGGAATACCTGCGTTTTCCAAAAGTTCATAACTTTCGGGAGATAAGTCACCGTTATCCCAAAACTCTTGAGACAAGGCATCGTAATCAACACCGGCGTTACTAAGTTCTTCCCGCGCACCCTCTTCTGTCTCTTCAGCTTCTTGTGATCCCATCCTGTTTTCCAACTCGGAATAAGCACGGGCCATGTCTTCAGCCGATTCAAACTTCTCAGGTAACCACTCAGGCCGCTCGGACTCCTGTGGTTGTTCTGTTGACTCAGCGTCCATCTCAGCGGCTTGTTCTTCAAGCGTAGGACCAGAGTTTTCTTCAGCGGTGTCGATAACTACTTGTTCGACCATTTCTATTCACCATTCCTTGCGACAGCTTCACGCGCAGCACCGGCGACTTCTTTAGCCATAGGACCGACCCCAGCTTTCGCCATGTCAGCCATTTGCTGTTGCTGCATTTGTTGCATTTGCATCTGTCGTTCTTGTTGCATTTGTTGTTCAGATTTAATCAAACCGTCCATGTCGATACCCAATGCAGTTCCAACACGTGTGATATAATCACCTACGTTCATGAACTGTCCGACAGCTTCAGGACCAAGCGGTGCTAGTGCAGACAAGAACATTTGATATTTGTTCATGTCATGCCCACGACCTAGTGCTTCTAGACCTGTGACGATTGTTGGGTTAGCCACACCTTTTGGTAAGGATGGTAACCGTTTCTTCTTAGTCATCCTCGCTATGATGCGGTTGACCAATGGTAATTGAAATTCCTGACTTAGAATTGAGTAAACACCACCAAGTGCATCCTCTAGTTCCCCTGCCATGTAACGAACCTCTTCGGCTGTTACACGTTCCCCTGCACGTTGAATTGCGGAGTTCATGAGGAACGCAAAGGATAGACGCTCAGTGACCACCGCCGCCGTATTTGATGCAACGGACATGTCGGCTTGTTTCTGTACTTGTAAAGTAGATACTTCGGCGGCGTTACCTGATACAATAGCACCATTATCAGCCTTAGAAATATCTCTAGCACGTGTTGTTCCGTTAGGAGATACCAAGAATACAACCTTAGCAGACACAGCGGATGCTTCTAGAATAGCTTTAGATAGACCCTCTAGTGAAATTAGGTCACCAATGTATTCTTCCACATACGAACGTCCATAGTCTTCACCGTCGATGCGGGTCCAACGTAGAGCAAGCATAGGTGCTTTATCTAATGGGTACTTACCGTATGAGTTAGGTACAATAACACCATCAATTTCTTGATATAGTATGTACTTTTCACCTTCACGGTACATCTTAGTGTACAGATTTACTTCGTCAGATTTCTTTGTGTTTTCATCACTCGGCAGATCACCGTCTTTCGAGTAAAGAAGTTCTTTTATGTCTTCGGGTAGAGTAACCCGTGACATGGTTTCTTTTACAATAACCTCAATGACCTCACCCATCGGGTCACGTTTCACTACATAGCGACTCAACGGGAATACCCGTGCGCCACCCTCTGGGGGAAGGTAGAGAAGAACGTTACCGGCGACGATCAACTGTTTTAATGCTTCAAAAATAGGTGACCGCATACCTGAGTTTTCAATCTCGGTCATAACGGCGCGTTCATATTTATTTAACGCTTCGTCTACTTTTGCACGTGCGCCCTCAGTCTGTGCTAGTTCTTGGATTGTAAAATCATCCAAGCGCATCGCAAAGAAAGGAGCATTAGGTGGTAGCAATGACAGTAACAATTTAGATGCAAGGTTGTTTACGCCTCTAGCACCTACACCCTGATATGGTGTGTAGAATTTACTAGATGACGTATGGCCCTCTTCGGGAACAAGAGAAGGGATCGTTAGTTTCGCCGCTTCTCTTGCTCTCTCTAAATATGTCGTTCTGTGTGAGGATAGGTTCTCGTACTTTTTAGCGCAATTTGCGTCACCTTTATGCACGGTCTACCTTCCTGAATATTAAGTGTCGGATTTCTGCATCATACCACCCAGCTTATTACTATCTGAGGTGTATTTATTACGTTTAGAAATCTTGTAGCTTTTCATACCTTTTGCACGGCGTGAAAGCGTTGTTTCATCTTCGTTCATTTTGCTCAACGCCGGTGCCTCTTGCTCCAACACAGGTGGTGCTGCGGGGGGCGGTGCTGGCGGTTCAGGTTGAACGGGATCAGGGGGATTAAAGAAACACATGTTTATGTCCTCCGATTACGTGATTGGCGAATAGACATAGGATTAGTTCTCGCTCTCGCAGCCGCAGCCGCTGTTTGTCCACCGCTGGTTCGATATTGTGATGTACCCGCAGCTTTACGCCGCAGTGAAATCTTATCTTCCGCAGTTTTAGAGGCTTTAAGACGCGAAGCTTTGCCACCATCTCGACCACCACCAACACCATCTTTGGGGTTAATTTTCTCTGGCGCGACTACCGGCGTACTGCTTCCACCACCGCCAGTGTTAACTGTAGGTGTTGACTTTGGTTTAGCTACGTCTTTGGTGTCGTACACTTCAGCATTAGTTTTACCGCCCACATCAACCTGTGGGACGTCTTCAAATTTAGTGCCTTGAGCAACTGTTACTGAACCTGTGCCATTCTTAGCACGGTATGTAGTAACATTACCTGCTTTTAAGTCTTTTGCTGTGACACTTGTTTTACTATTGAAATTAGTGGTTGAACCAGTAACGGGAACTTCACGGCGGTTCGAGCCTTTTGTGTCATTTGTATATGTCACCTGACGCGCTTTGGATGTACCTGCGTTCTTAGTTGGTGCATATCCTGATCCGGCGAAATTATCAGCGTCTAAGTTACGTCCTTTAGAGCTTGATTTAGGTGCTGATGACTTACTACCTTTACCGCCGCCTGATGATTTAGGTTTAGGGGCTGGTTTCGGTTTGGGTTTAGGTGCTGTGCGTCGAGATCGCGACTGCGAAGACGAAGACCTAGATGAGCCTCCACCGCCACCGCCGCCGCCTGATGAACCACCGCCACTACCAAAGGCAATCTGTGGTTTTATTAGGTCTATTAGAAACATTATAAAATCCGTTTACTAAGAGTTATGTAATTAAGTTTGTAGCCTTGATCTCTTAGAACTCGCTCCCAACCTTTACGGCCCAGAACCTCTAGAGAATGACATTTATTTACACGTGCGAAATCTTCGAACACATGTATTCCATAAGCCCAATCCTCATCATCGCCAGATAAAAATATGATCCTTAAATTCGTGACCTGTGGGTACTCAATGAACTCAGTTATTATGACAGTTGTCAGAACAAAAGTGTCGGGTACTTCACACACCCACAACATCCAGCGTCCTTCAGAAACAAACTGATATATGTCTTCAACTAATACTTTTTCATCTGCAACACGATCTAACAAATCCTCAATTTGAGGCCACATTTCGTCTACGGCGATCATGTTTGTAAGTGGCAGTAAATTACCTTTAAGCATCATGCATCCCCAATATGTCATCGTTTTGTTCAGTGTAAATTCGGCGTAGTGTACGGACTACATCGACTGCGCCACGGCGAAAGAATATTTCTCTTTCTGACATGTTGATGTCTGGAGAGACATCGGGATACATACGATCAAGATAATCGACTAATACTTTGTCAATATTAGGTAATTGAGACATGAGGTTACCCTTCTAGGTCTAGTAACGGTTAAGATTATCCCCAAGCACGTGTCCATTGCGCACAAATACCTGACCTAACGACATCATCATGTGTAAAATTACACACCGCCGCCTCAATATTATGCTTGAATATCAGGTCTATAGCCACGGTTAACCCTGAGTCTTGCTTCAGGTCGTGCTGCAATAGGTCGCCATTGACTACAACTTTTGTGTCTTCACCTATTCGAGTGAGGAACATCTTCATTTCATGGGGTGTTAAGTTCTGTCCTTCGTCTAAAATAACAAAGGCATTATTGAATGAGCGACCACGCATAACCTCAAAAGGTACGATCTCAATATCCTTGCGTTTCAAGGCCACCTCGTAGCGGCCCTTGCCTAGTCGTTGCTCCAATACCTCTGTCAGAGGGACAACCCACGGCGCAATTTTGTCCTCGATGGTTCCCGCAAAGAAACCCAAAGATTTCCCTGCCGGTATGTTAGGTCGGGTCAAGATGATCTTTGTTACTTGTCGTTTGTTTAACATGTCAGCGGCTATTGCGGCGGCAATGTATGTTTTACCTGTCCCTGCCGGTCCTGTAACGAACACTTGGGGAAACCTGTAGATACATTCCATGTAGTTCTTTTGCGCTGGGGTTTTGGGTACGAGAGGCTGCACCTGTTTGTTGTCTGAAGCCTCTCGCACTTTGTCTTTATAGGTTTTCTTACGCACCTTTATAATTCCATCTCACCTTCAAGTAAGTTGATACGCATTTCGGCGTAACGCATGACCTTGCGTAGATCGGTTATCTCACTCTCCACCTCGTCTTGCTGTGGGTAGAGTTTGTGACCCGCACGTAGCGCATACTTCACGATGTTACCTGTATGGAAAGGAAGATCGTTGCGCATAATGAACGTCACAGGTTCGATCTTGAACCGTGTGTAATGTGAGGGTCGCTTAACGATGTCCTCATCGGTAGTCTCTACAACGTCAAATTCATTCATGGTTCCCACACCTTTAGCGTATCTGTTTCTAGATCGTAATTGTCATACCGCAAAATTCTTGCGACCTGCGCTTGCTGTGTTGCCTCAAAGATAGACAAGTTGGCTTTCTCAAACGCCGCCACCACCGCATCAAAACTACAATCTTTGTCTAAGATTTTGTTAGCTGCGACAGGTCCAACCTTGGGGCAACCCTTATATCCATCTGTGGTATCACCTGTCAGTGATTGGTATAGCCACCAACGATTAGCTTCCTCTTCAGTTATCTCACGAACCAAAGCCCAATCGGTATCCCAATGTTTAGCTGGGAGTGTCTTCATGTCTTTGTCGGCAGAAAAGATAATACGCTCATCTTTGGCGTTTGGGTCTGTCCCATAAATACCAAGTAAATCATCACCTTCCAGACCTTCCCTCATGTCATACTTGTGGTTCTGCATGACATGTTCTCGTAAGAACGGGAGCATCATAGGTTTACGAGAT